TGTATCTAATAAACTTGCACCCGCTGCATAGTAAGATGCTTTCTTAGCAACTTTACCTCTCCATCTTTGCATATCAGCGTCAGCTCTAGCCATGATTGCCTCGTTGTTTGCTTGGTCTCTTGCATTCTCGGCATTGTAATCCATAATATCTCTATCAGTTTGTAATTGGATTTCTTGTTCGTACATCATTTCAAGTGGTGTACCCTCAAGAGCTGCACCTCTAACCAGGTAAGATGTTTTAGTAGCACCCTGGATCTCTTCAACTGTTCTATCAAATCTTGGGAGGCTGTAGTCATTGTGAACAGACATAATCTGTTTCGCCTCTTGCTCTTTCATTGCAGCGTTTCGCTCTTGTATTTTAGCGTTATAGTTTGCAGCTGCGTTAGCAGCTTTTCCAGCGTATATATCTCCAAAGAAACTCATTATTTTATTATCCTCGCATATCTAATAAAGTCTGCACCATCGGGACCATAATGTTTCATTACTCCCTCTGGCTTTAGACCTAGCCATCCAGCAAATCGCAATGCCATATCGCAATCTGCTTTCACGCTTGTTTGTAATCTTTTTATTTTGTGGGTATTTATAATTATTTCAGTTCTATTCTTTATATGCTTTGCGCAGAAAATTGGATAGTTAAAAATTTCTTTTGTTGCTAAGACCCACCCCTCGGCAACGCCATCCCAAAGTGTAAATACACCTCCAGCCGCAATAGGTTTTCCATTGATTAGACCCGTGAACGACATCCCAACGCTTTCCAAATAATAAGCATACTTTCTATGCTCTGGCTTAAGTTCTAGTAAATCGCTATTTAATCCAATATCTAATATTTGCTCTGCGTGCTTATTTTCAAATGGCACTATTTCTATATTAGACATTCTCTGTCTCCAATCTTGGATAAATTCCTAAGATAGTCATTGGCAGCGCTTGTGGCTGCTTAACATAAATTAATCCCTCTGTTCCGTGTCCAGCATCAAATTCAACAGCTTTATCTCCAGTAAATAATGGCACGGGTAAATCCATTGATGCTCCACTATCTCTAAAGTCTATTGCAGTTAAATTATCTGAGCTTGGTCCAACGCTAGCTCCAACTGTATTTTGAAATCTTACAGATAAATCATAAACTCTTTTTGTTTTAGTTTGAGTTGTTTCTGTATAACCCTCATCTAATCTCATTGTTTGTAAATCAGAAGAATATAATAATCCTACTTTTGCCTCTTCAATAGGTGTGTCCAGGCTAATAGCTCCAGATGAAACTGTTTTTGCTGTTTGTACGGATCCCTCTCCAATAATAGAAACACTCTCTCCCTCTAAATGAGTTAAACCAGATAGAGTAGAAGTTTCTCCACCAGAATAAGCTAGTCCACTATCTAAATAATGAAATGCAGTTAAATCTTTATTAAATTCAAATGGAGTAAAATATTCAACATATCTTTTTGTAGCTCCGTTAATATATCTTTCAATAATTACCCAAACTTGATCCTCATCTGTATCGCCATCTATACAAGCAACACTTTCTACTTTAGCATGGGTTAAGATTTTGTCAGCTTGTACAGATGAATGAGCAGAAGTTAAATTTACAACAGTTCCTCTTGCCTCGTCTGTATAAAGTTGAATTTGATTGTCATCTATTTTTTCTACAAAATATTTTGTATTTTTAGCAAGACCAGAAATAGCAGTACCTGAATTTTCATAAAAAATATGCTCTCCAGTTTTAAATTCGTGATTTAATATAAATAAAATATTATTATTTATATTTACACCTTGATAAATAAATTGTGTGGTATCGGAACCAGGAGCTGAGGTTAAAGAAATTGCTGTGCCATTTGAGGCATTACTTGTGGATGTTGCAAGTTTAATTGTATTAGCATCAACAACTATAGTATAATAAACTTTTGAATTTGATAATCCGCCAATAATATTTGATGCAGCAAAATAATATATATGATCTCCAGTTTGTAATCCGTGTGATGTTAAAGTAATTGTATTGTTAGATGTTGAAACATTTGTAGAGTTTGCTGTAAAAGAAATTTTTTGTTGTTTAACAACTTTACCAGTATCAGATTTTCCTCCGAAAATGTGTCTGTGCCAGGCAACTACATTCTCTAATCTGTTATAAGTTAAACCAGATAATTTGCCATCGTTTCTAACACACCAAACAACTGAGTATGGTTCTTGTTGATAGCTCATATCTATAAATCCACTATCAGATACATGGTCAGCAAGAATAGTTAAGTCTGGAGCTGTATAACCATCTGTATCAAAGTTATAAGCTAGCTCTCTAATTTTTCTTTTTGCTCTTTGTAAAAATATTGTGGCGTTTCCGATTGATAAGGCATCAACACCAGAAGATCCATAGTTGGATTGTTTTCTAATATTAATGTTTGTAGGAGTGATTGCGTCTTGAGCTGCACCAGAAGATACTGCGTATTCTCCTCCAGTTGTCATTACAATTAAAGTTCTTGTAGCTTTCATAGCCTGGATGGCATTAACTTGGTTTGATGCAATAGTGTAAATCATTGCATCGTCATCATTAGTTCCCGATGTCATATTTTCATAATCTCCCGATTTTGAAAAAAACATAGTTTGTGGTTGTTGAGATGTTCCACTAAAAACTAATCTTTGTTCAAAGAAAGATACACATCTAGGATGACCCGTCACAGAAGAGAAAGCTCCTAAGCTCCAATCTGAAACAGCATTAGTATTATCAAAATCATCTTCAACGCTAGCTGTGACAGAGGTATCTGAACCAAAGGCAGTTATTTTTGCATAACCATTTGAAAATTTTATTAATCGATTTACATCTCCAGAAACAAAAGTAGGAGCTGAGGCAGTAATTGTAATTGATGATCCAGTTGTTGCGGATGGTGTCATTGTGACAGTTGTAGTGTTGCTGTCTAAGTATGGTCCATTAGTAAATTCCACTTCATTTAATGTCCAGGAAGTATGACCCGTTCTTGATAATTTTCTAACAGCGTGATTTTCATTACAGATATACATAACATCTGCGGATTGTGCGAATTTTAAATCGAATAGTTGAGCAGTAGTATAAGGTGTAGCAATTTCATAAGCAGATCCACCAGATTGAATTTGACCATCATCTTTGTAAAATCTTATATACTGATTTCCAAATTCTAAAATATAAGTTTGAGTTGTTGAAAAAGTGAAAGCTACTAATCTTGTTTTAGCTGAGCTTGTCTTAACTTCTGATACAAAGTAAGTTCCTGGTCGTCTAGTTATTGGTCCATGAGGTAATACAACAAAATTTTCTATACGGCTCGCTGCCGAAAAATATTTAGCAAAGTCGGTTCTACCTTGCATACTATCGCTCATCTCCCCAGCCGTAAAGCTAGGGATGCTTAATAACTGTTTTCCCATAATTTAATATCTGCTATTTAAAAAATCTTCGGTTAAGATTTGATCTGTTAATCCATTTTCTGGATCTGTGTTGTATCCCTCGCTAGCGTCTGTGTGTTTAGCCTCAGATACTTTAAATTGATATTTTTCTTGCATCAATTTTGAAACCTGGAGATTAGCAGTAATTGCATAAGCAATGTCTGCAGCTAATCCAGCTGATATTGTTTCTCTTAATAAAACATCCATTTCGTTTGGATCTGTTTCTTGAGAAACATAAGTAATTTTTATTGTTTGTTCATTACAAAGAATTTTTCTACCCTCAACTTTGTAATCTGAATTGTAAGCATCTATTGTTAAAACTCTCAAGCAATCACTTGGTAAAGCAAACTCATAACTAAAACCATAAGCTGGTGTATTTGTAGTTTGAGCTAATTGCTGTCTTTTAATTAAACTGTTCCAGGGATGAGATCTAAATACTGCATCTCTAACAACAGCATATCTTTCATTGCATAGTCTTGCATTTTTTGAGTTATCAGTAAGCGCAGTTATACTCGCAGCTCCTAATTGATTTAATGCAGAATTACAAATTTGAACAACACTAGCCATTATCTTTTTCTCGGTTTCATTGGTTTAGGTTTTTTTGGTGGTCTGCCTTTTTTTGATCCGTATGTTCCTTTGCCTTTTGGCATAAATTCCTCCGTTAAATTTTGATTAGCATCCTAGGCGGGTTCCACTCTCGCTTTCCCCGCCTAAAATATTTTAGTTATTACTCATTACAAGGGATTTGGAAAACTTTTTCCTCTTCCATTCTTACAGCTCCAAGAGCCATAGAGTAGTACACTTGCGTTGCATAAGACTTATCATCTCTTTCAGAGATTTTAGCTTTTACATCTGAACCGATTGCTAATTTCACAGCATCTTCTGTGAAAGCAAAGCAAAGTCTGTCAGTTGCGTGGGTTCCATCAAATGCAAGTCTGTTAGACATGATGAAATTGAAACCTAAAAAGCTATCCACTTGTCCAGAGGCAAGAGCTTTAACTGTGTTAAAGTCTGCGCTAGTCACAGAAGTTGTGCCTAGTAAGTCTTGGATTTGTTTAGCTCCGCAAACGATGTATCTTTTTAAGCTAGGATCTACATCGCCAGCATCTAAGTAATGCTTAGCTGCAAGTAGTTTAGCTATTGTAAGACCATCTGTTTGGTTAGTTGTTGCGAATTTAGACGCAGTTGGTAATGCTTGGTTAGTTCCACCAGCTACACCCGTTTGAGCTTGACCGCCTATAGCTGCAATAATAACATCATCGATTGATCTGTTCATTGCTGCCGCAGCTGCTTTTGCATACGAGCTAGTTGGATCAACAAGCATTCTAACTTTGTCTAGGTCGTCCACTAGATCAGCCCATTCATAGTCAGCTAAGGCTACTCTTCTTCTTGAGTGAGGAGTATTGATCTGAGGTGTGTTTCCGTGTCTAGTTGAACGAACAACAGCTGCAGTCACGCCAATTTGGTCGAAAAATGCGTGCTTGCCTCTAACTGTTTCAACATCAACAGCACCTCTTAACTTAGATCCCATTTGTTGAGCTAACATAGATACATTTGAAGAATATTGTTCTACAAATGCTGTAGTGATTTGAGTACTCATAAGAGAACCCTCCTATTGTTAGTTTAGTTGTTAATATAATCGGATGATTATCCTTGCGGGTCGCTCCTCGGTTTTAGATCTCATGGATCCCAATCTTTCCTGGTGTCAATCTGGGTCTTTCGATTATCCAAATATATTTCAGCCTTATCAGAAAAATAATAATTCTGTAAAGCGAAATTTTATTCCTCAGCTTTAGCGTGTTTCTGTTCAAATAGATCTTGCACTTCCTCAACGGCTATTTTGTGATTAGGATGGTTTTTATCCCAATACGCAGAGCCTGGTTGTTGTAAAGTTGCAATCTCTTTGTCTATTTGTTTTGGTGTTAGATAAGCTGGTCCATCTGCCTGGACAATTTTATCTTCTCCCATTTTATCAGCTAGAGCTGCAAATGCTTTTATAACAGCTGGATGATCTCCTAACTTAGTTCCATCCTCCAGGTTCATACTCATAAAACCTTTTGGAAAAACCTCACTTACAACATTATTAGCAGCTGTAAGTTTTTGCTTATAGGCTTGTCCCCATTCTGCCGTTAATTCATCAGTTGCTTTTTGTCTAGCAGCTATTGCTGTATTATCAGCTGATGATAGTTCATTAGCTCTTAACTCATTATAAAATTTAACCATTCCCTCAGCTTGATTAGGAAGTAATCCTAATTTATGAGCATGATCTGCAAATACTTTCAAACCATTCTCATCTACCTTTTGATCTTCTGGTAAATTAAATTTATATCCATCTGGAGTTTCTGGTCTGCCTAATCTTGAATAAACGGCATTCCAATCATCTTCCGTTGCGTGTTTGTTAGGTACTGGAATTTTATCTGCACCTACTAACTTTTGCGCATGGATATAACTTTTTGCTAGACTTGGTATATCTTTAATATTTTCTAAAGACTTGTCTGCTCTTAACTCATCGGAAAGCGCAGCTCTCCAATCAGTATTTGTTTCTGGAGTATTATTTAAAGGATCTCCAGACAACGCTGGAGCTTGTTCTACATTCTCCGTTGCTGCTACCTCTTGATTTTCACTCGACATTTATTTCTCCTTTTTGTTGAGCATATTATTAATAAAAAGAACAACGGATCGTTGTCCCTCTCTAAATGCGCTATCGTGACTATCGCCTTGAACAAAGCTAGTCGTTTCATAGCTGCATCTCTTTTTAAGATCTTTAAGCACCTTTTCTCCGCTTTCAGATTTAAAAGTCTGTTTGTAGTCTATTGCTAATTGTTTAATATCTTTTTCATTCATTTAACATCCCCGCTTTCAGAGCTGGCGCTATTTTTCCAGCACTCTCAGCTACTTGTTGAGCTTGCTGTAATTGAGCTTGCTCCATTTCGGCAGCTTGTTTTTCTTGCTGGATTTTTTGTACCTCTGCACGGGATCTCATTACCTTAGCTGGTAATCCTAAAACATCTTTAATATGATCTACTAAACCATCTACATCTAAATAATCAAATACTGGAGCAACATTTTGAAGTGATCCGAATATTTCTATACCTCTCATAACAGATGAAAGCTCTTGTGTCTTTTGAGCTTTGGCTAACGGAGATACATATTCAATTTCTATTTCTTGCTCGCCTATTGTTTCTGGTGGTGGAGCAAACTTATTATTTTTAAATAATAAATTAAAAGCTCTAGTGACTAAAGGCTGTAGTAGTTCTGATTGTAATCTTCCTAATACTGGTCCAAGTAATCTCATCTTTTCCTCAGTACGCTGCATGACTTCTGTTGCTGTCATGTTTTGTCCCTGGACAGTCATTAATTGATCGACAAAGAAATTTTCTCTAATAGCTTTTCTTCTTTGCTCTTCCATTTGTAAGCCTAAAGGATTGTTTGCTCCAATATTTAATGGTTCAATTCTTTCTCTTGTTCCAGATCTATAAAAATTTAATCCGCCTGGAATAGTTCTTACTGGTAATACAAAGCCATCATCTGGAACCATCAAAGGTGGATCTATTTGTTTTTGAGCTGCTTTAATAGTTGTCTTAGACATTGTATTTAACATTTTAACATCTGGTAAAGCATTCATTGCTGGAGATCTTCCGTAAATTTCATTGCTGCTAGATTTTAAATATCTAGGAACCACATACGGAAATTCTCTAAATCCACTATCTCTTAATATAACCCCAGTATCTTCGTGAACATGACAAGAAGTAAAATCCATATTCTTACTGCTCTCATAACCCATAGCGTTTTCGGATGCTTGTACTGAATGAATTATGAAAGTGTCATCATACGGAGCTGATTGTATTTTAGATGCCAGAGCTTGTGGAATTGTTGCATCTGGATACATAAAAGGAATATTTTTATTTTTAACTTGAAATCTTCTAACTAAACAATCTACCATGCCTCGCTCATTTTCAGTTATAAAAATTTCTGAGATATGAATTGTTTTAAATCTTAGATCATCTTTAAAGTCATCTGTAATAAACATTGCAGAAGTACCAAATGCTAGCAGCTCATGGTATAATTCAAAAATTTCTTGTTGGAAGTTTGATCTTTGAAATACTTGCTGCATAATTTTTGCGCAGCTCTCTAACCATTCTTTAGCCTCATCGTCATCGTTCATCATTTCAGATCTAAATTTTAATACGAACCACGGAGATATAGTATTGGTAAGCATACCATTTAAACTAGCTGATAATAATTCTAAAGCGTGTGTAGCTGTGCCATCGTATATTTGATCGTGCCTCTTATCGCCTTTAGTTCTTTTTAAAGTGATATTCGATTTTCTAGGTAAAAAATAATTTGCAATATCTTGCCAATGATCTTCCCATGTCTGTCTCTGTGATTTTAGAGTATTATATTTTTCTAAAATCATTTTGGCTTTTTTGTCTATTGCCATTTATCCTCCTAATAAAGTTGCTTTTGAAGTTGTCAGTTTATTATCTCCTAAACCTTTAGCTCCAGTTAAAATAGTCGTAGATCTACCTTTACCTCTTGCCATATCCGTTTTTGCTGTAGCCGTAGCTTGAGAAACCTCTGGAGCTGTTGGCGTAGGAACATAAACGGGAGCGGGTGGCGCTGGTGGTTTTGGTAATACTTTTCTTGCTACTCCTCCCATAACTTCCTCCTTATCCTAATTGTGATTTTTTGTTTTTATCTTTAGCCACTAAGGCTCTATATCTATTTTTTTCTAAATCGGTCATATCTTGAAACATACCAGCTTGCTCTACGGGTCTAGCTTTTCTTCCAGTTAATCTTTCAAATGTATCTCTAGCACCTTTTAATTTTTCTGGTCTCTTAACATACTTGTTAGCTTTATTAATTTCTTTTTGTCTTTCAACATTTACTCCACCCATAATTACCCCAATAATGTTTTTTTCATAATTAAATCATCTTCATCTTCTAAACCAGTTGATGAAGTTTTTATCATTTCGGATCTGCCTCTTTTTTTGGCTAAAATAATTCCACCCTCTTTATTTTTTTCTTCTTGGATTTCTTCTTTTGTTTTTACTATTGTTCCTGGAGCTACAACTCCATCGGATGTGACTACTCCAGAAGTAGGCTCTTGAGATAACAAAGTATTATCAGCTCCACCTCCATCTCTTCCAATCTGGTTGCCATAAGCATCTATGGTTCCAGCTCCTCTAGCTTTCATGTAATCTGAATAACTATCTAAGGTATCAACATAACCCCCTCTATTCTTGGAGGTTAAAACTTTATTTCTAAAAAAATCTCTATTATACTCAAAACCTTTTTGTCTTAAATCTTGACCAGCATTTAGTATCCATGACACGGGACCAACTCCAGGTACTTTTTTAACCTGGTAATTAGAAAGCTCATCTCTTCCTCTATCAGCTTTAACTTTATCCATCGCCTTTTTATTTCTTTCTCTTACGCCTGGCGACAAAGTTTGAGTTTGATTTCTTTGTATTCCTCTTTCTCTATTAGTAGATCCACCCGTCTTTGTAGATTTACTTGGCGAATAATTTGGTGGCGGCATCTATCCTCCTAACAAAGTTTTTTTAGAAATTTTACTATTGTCATCTTCTAATCCCTCTGAACCAGTTAAAATAGTTGATGATCTTCCCGTTCTTGATGCTCTTAATTTTGCTCTCTTAGCTGCCTCAGCAGCTGCTCGATCCGCATCTTCGTATGATGGTGGTTCTGGCAAAGGCTGTACTGGCGGCAACGCTGGCATTGCTGGTATCTTTGGTTTTAAAAATCCCATAACTTATTCTCCATGTATCGAGTATTCATTCTCGGTTATTTTTTGGTTTGGTCTTTGTTTGTTTGGTAAATCATTTATAGACATCGCCATATACCTTGCGCTATCGCAAGCGTGTGATGACCAATCTCTAATTGGTTTATTACTAAACATCTTCATTTTTTCGTTATACTTTCGATGGTACTGTCTTAAAGCATCTATTAAAGGTTTTGTGTTTTCGACATTAAACCAACATCTCGGCAAAACCATTTTTAAGCTGTGGATCCCATCTTCTAAATTTAACTTAGGTAAAATTCTAAACCTTATTCCCAACTGGTAAGCTACCTCGCTCCTGGTTTTACCAGTAGAAAATTCCATAACTTCTATATCGTGAGGAGCATAATGCTCTCCGTAAATATAATCTTTATCTTTAACTACTTTTACATAATGCGGCAGACCCTCTCGATTATTTTCGTAATAATCAATAATTAAAACTTGGTTTCCTAATAGTTGGAAAAAAGTTATTGCCGTACTATCATCAACTCCTAAATCCCAGGCTGTATGTACCTCTAGGCTAGGATCATAACCAATTTTAGTTAATTGGTTTTTTTCTTCTAAACCTTTTAAAATATCTCCATATATAGATCCCTCAATATTCGCAATCCAATCGCACTCAAATTCCTGGCGATACTTAGTATCTCCCATCTGAGCTTTAGCTGCATCTAATTCTTCCTGGTCTATAATTTTGGTTTCACTTGCCTTAGCCGTATAAGTCATCCACTTATCATCGCTTAAAGCGTACTGGTATAATTCATAAAATAAATTACCCATACCAGCTGGCGTTCCTATAAAATAACAAAACCCCTTTCTGTCTGAAAGAGCTGGTCTAATTATTTCATTCCACAGCTTAGGTTCAATCTGCGCTGTTTCATCAATGCAAACTCCGTCTAAAAATAAACCTCTTAAACTATCTCCAGCCTCAGAAGATAATAAAGTTATTCGGGACCCATTAGGTAAGTCGCATCTTAATTCAGTTTCGTTAAATGTTGTACCTGGAATAGATCCAGCAAACATTTTTAAATAATCAAAAGCAATCGCTTTAGCTTGTTTATATGTTGGCGCAATATACGCATACCTCGGGTTTTTCAACTTATTCTGTAGAGCTGCACGAATAAGATGGTTCAGCATACATACTGTTTTGCCAAACCGCCTATGGCAGCTTAAAACCGCAAATCTATACTTATCTAAACTATTGTGTAGCTCAGCTTGCAATGGTCTAGGTGTATAAGGTATTTGTACTTTCATTACATAATCGCTAAAACAACAACTACAACAGCTACTGCAATCACAGCAACTTTGTGATCTTTCCAGTAGTGTTCAATTTTGTCTATTATTCCTAACATCATCTTTCCCCCCCAGGTTAGTGAACAGTTGGCAGATCGAAAATATCTGAAATAGATTTATATTCGATGCCGCTACTCTTCATTAATTTTTTTGCAAACTTGTTTGCTTGCTGTTCATCTTCAAATCCGTTTATGTGTATAACCAAACCATTCGTATCTTCATTCGTGAAAACCATAGCTGTTATAATTTTATCCATGTATTTATTATGTGCCATGTGTGTCTGTGTTTGTGTCTCAAACTCCCTATTATATATATTTAAAAAAATGCGGCTGGAATTTCGGGTGTACCCGCTTTGTTCCGTATGATTTCTTCTTTTTTATATGCAGATCTGATGCTCATCTCTTCTTAATCCTCCGATAATCCTCTAATTGATTTAATAATCTTTATAAATCAAGAGTTGTCGATAGGTTTTATACCTACCGCTCCAGGCTCGAACTCCATAACACGCACCCGAGAACCATGGATGAGACAGCCAAGAACGAACTTTCTTTAAGTTTAAGCCAGGTAAAAGAAAAGCCTGGAGAGAATATCCCACCAGGCTCTATAATTTTTTTTAAACTAACTTATTTTTAACAAGGCAAGATCCATAAAGTTTATTAGCATAAGTCGCTAACTTGCCATTGATCTCATCTTGTTTCGCTTTGTGAGCTGCTCTCTCTTCATCGCTCCAGGCAGTAGTATTAACAAAATCAATTTTAACATTCTCCATTGATTTGCTAAAAGCCTTAATCTTACAAAGCTGCTTTTTTTGTAAAGTGTTGAGCTGTTCATAATCAACCTTAGTCAACCAGCTTTCTACATCTTTTGCAGCATCACATTTGCTCAAGCCAAAATAAGAAACATAACCATTGCTCTCATCTTGAGTTAAAACAAACGCAGCTCCATAAGTAGAAGTCTTCACAGCACACCACTTATTATTTTTTGGATTTAAAGTCTGATAACAAAATCTGTCGCCTTTGTTATTTGTCTCAATCCAATAAGCTCTTTTAGTTTTGAGCTTAAAACCCCAAGGATAGTTATCAACGACAACTGCTGTCTCGAAGTTTTTTGCGTTGTATATGTTTTTTTTTGTCATTACTAATCAATAAACTAGCATTGACGCATTGTCAAGAAGTAATTGCATGAAATGCAATTTTTATTTTTCTACCTTTTTCTTTCTTTTATACTTTCTTTCTTTTTGGCTTTTGCTTTCTTTCGTCAGCCGATTTTATTATTCCCATCATTTCCAGGTAGCTCTTTAATAGGTGTACTTGATACTTGATCCATAACTGTTTTAATTTCTTTATCATCCTTTGGCTCTCCCCAACTTATGATTAAATGATTATCTATCTTTTGTTGAATTTGTGATTTATCTCCAAAAGTAGAACTAGCCAGCTTAGTCGCCAGCCATCTTATATGGCTCCACTTCTCTCTTAGGAAATGTGTTTCTTGCGGTGTCTTTGGGATCTGTTGATCTTCTGCTATCTTATCAAGCAAAGTCCACACTCCCATTTGACGAGCTGCCATTATCTTTTCTTTTAGCTTTTCATCTTCTCTACATTTTTTATAAACTGTAGAAACATCTGGCATATCTTTATCTTTACAAATAGACGAGAGCGGCTCTCCCAACTCTAATCTTTCGCATATCTTTTCTGCTTTATCCATTCAATTAATTCTTCTTCTGTTTTATTTTTAAAGTTTTTTAAATTTTTTAATGCTTTGATCTTACCATCTATGGATCTTGGTCCAGTAGATGCTCCACCATGATATTTACATCGATACTTGCCAGAAGTTTTCTGGAAATATCCTTTGCAAAGACATTGCTTGGTAAATTTAGAGCCTCGAGTAAAGCTCTCACATTGGATCTTATGAAGAGGTTTTCCAGCCATTAAAACGCACTACTTTGACCCTATTTATTCCTTTAGATTAAATTGTCTATTCTGTCTAGCATTGATTTATCGAGTTTGCTTTCAAGATCTAGGATCACAGTTTTATATCTCTTTTTAATGGTCACTCGATGGCAGCCAAATTTACGACCTAAGACGCTCCAATTATATCGCATGGCTCTTGACCATACCAATCGTCTTTGTTCCACATCCTGGAGCTTGGCAAGCAGCTCAATAGCCATTTCCCAGCAGCTTATCTGTTTAGAGTTAGCTCGGAGCTTTAATCCTTTTTTATCATAATATCCAATATCCTTTGGATCATAAGACATTTGTAATAAATCAAACATTTGTGGAGATCCAGGTTTAGTAGGAGCTGGCATCATTCTATCGGCTCTACCCGCAATTTCGAATATTTCAACTATTTTATGAGCTAGGAGGCGCAAGCTACCGCCTTTTCAGCAGCAGCATTAAACTTTTTTTTGGAGGTACTTACCTCCTCTATTGTATTCTTAAAACTATGTTTTCGGAGCTTGTCTCCAGTTTCCTTACAATAATATTCATTCCAAAAACCCTCTTTTCCACTTTCTATATATTTTTTTCCTTTATAGACTAAAAAGGTTTGTTCAGTAGTCGGGGGGAGAGAATTGTTCTTATTATAGCTATTATTATTCTTATAAGAGTTATTGGTATAATTATATGGTTTTATTAATACTCGCCTATTATACTTCTCAGAGTTGCCAGAGAGCATTCTCTGCTTTTTCTTAATCATTGTTTCCAAAGCTAATTGTTGAGATAAAAGATATTTATTTGTCGATTGTAAGCGTTTTACAGTTATCAAATGTAGCTTGGCAAGGTGTTTAACTGATTTTTGGATTGAGCTTTTACTTAAACCGCAACGCTTAGACATTGTGGCGTATCTTGGGAAAGCTGTACCATCTTCCTTTTTCATAAACGAAACCAGACACATATAAACCTTAAAGTCATTAGCAGTTAGCCGTTTATCGTACAAAATATTTAGATCTCCCATGAAATAATAACTCATATTTGGTTCCCCCAAACATCCCAGCCTGGCGTTTTTTGTCTAGCAAATAGCTCAATTCGTGGAAGATCTCCTACAAGCTCTATAATTAG